AGCAAACACAGGCACAGACTGCTGATGTTATTAGTAAAGCTGAAGAACGCCAAGCTAAAGCTCAGATCGAGGAGAAGAAGCTCCTACTTCAAGAACAAGACCAACTAATGAAGGCTCAGAGCGAATCAGAACGCCTTGGATTAGAAGAAATGAAGCTCTTTATGTCCCAACAACAACAGCAATTTAATCAATTTATACAAAGGCAAGAGTCAGCAAACAACATATTATTACAGCAAATCAATGGCTTGAAGGGCATAAGAGAGGCATCCGGTGCCGATGCTATTATGGGTCCAGGTATTGTTGAGGCCTTTAAACAGCAAGCCGATCAAGTCAGCGAATCACAAGATGAAATAGAGGTATCGTTTAGTGATGAGTGAGCCAATAACAGAAAGCGATATGACAGAAGAACTCAAAGAGGCTTTTGATAAAGCTGAAGATCAGGCCCACGAACTTATGGGACAATTTCTTAGGGAGTTGTTTGAGGCTAGAAAAGAGATAGGTCAGCATATTAAGGATTTGTATGATAAATAAACAATATATTGAAATTATTGATGAAATTGTTGTGCCATACGGTAAAGCTATTATATTAACGGCCACATTATACGCGGCTTACTTTCTTTTTAGGTGGTTGATATGGGCGTAACTCTAGATGAGGTAAGAGAGGCATTAAAGATAGCCGGAATCAGAGAGGTAAGCTTAGATGACCTCATTAACATGCCTATTGATGAGGAGACTAAGGAGGTTATGGACAGGCATGCAGAGGAGATTTTAACGGGAATGGAAAATGACTTTATAAAGTTTATGACAAAAAGAGCGATATAGAAACTTGCTATTACACGCCAACTTGTGATAAACAGTAACTATGAGTACGCGACTCTAATCGCGGCATAAAGCGAGGTAACTATGAGCGAGCTACAACAAGAGGCTGAACAGGAAACTGTTGAAGAACCTCAAGAGGCAGATTTAGCACCTGATAGCCCACCCTCTGAGGGCGAAGAAAAAGCAGAGAAACAAGATAGTGAAGAGTTAATACCAAAGTCTGAGGCAGACCAGATTGCTCAAAAGGCAATCAACAAGCAGCATCGCAAGTACCGAGAGGAACAGCGAAAACGAGAAGAACTTGAGAAACGTCTCAAGGATCTCGAACAGCAAAGCCAGACTTTAAATAACGTTGATATTCCCCCTATACCCGATTCGTGGGACGAAAACTACGAGGATAAGGTTAAGGCACGGGATGCGGCTATCTTACAAAAGGCGAAGATCGAGGCCTCTCAACAGTTACAAGCTGAGAGAGAAGCTAACGAGCAACGCGCAAGAGAAGCAGAAGAACTTAAGCAATCACAACAGCGAAACGATAAGTTCTTGGAAAACGCCCGTAAATTGGGTGTTAGTCAGGAGGCATTAAACGAAGCTCAAGACATTGTCATTAGTTATGGTGTCGGAGATATGCCGGGATTAGCTGCTGCATTGGTAGATGATCCAGACGGGCCTGTTATGGTCCAATATCTCGCATCTAACTTATTGGAATTGAATGAGATTGTTAATGCGGACCCAGTACTTGCTGGGATCAAACTCGCTAATGTGAAAGTAAAGGCTGCTGCTTTAAAACCTAAACCCACGGCAGCTCCTGACCCTGCCACTAGTTTAGATGGCAGAGGCGCCCCAGAAAAACAAAGGGGGCCAAAAGGAGCTACTTACGAATGAGGAGTAGCCGCTCATGGCCAATAACTTTGACAGTAATATTACGCAAAAACTCGCGCGTGTCTTTCTCGAGAAATTCGAGAGCAAACGCGTTCTCTCAAAAGAGGTCGATACCAAGCTATTAAGCGGAGTATTTGACCCATCTTCTGGTGACACAGTTAACTACAAGCGCCCAACGGATTATAAATCGACTAGAACTTCTGACGGCGATATATCCGCAACAACCGCTCAATCAATCATAACTGGCAAGGCTAAGGCTGTAGTACAGGATTATATTACAGTTGAAGTTGATTTCCTTGAAGCTGATCAAGCCATAAAGATGGACCAAATGGATCAGTTATTGGATCCAATGGCCACCAGAATTAAAACTGATCTTGAGGTTAGTTTTGGTGAGTTTATGATTAAAAACACCGGGTTAACATATGGGAATGTTGGCACACCAGCTGCTACCTGGGACGATGTGGCAGGAGCTGGTTCAATCATGGAGTCCACAGGGGTTCCCATGGATGCCCAGTGGACCTATGCGGTTAATCCATTTACTAAGCGCAAGTTAGCAAGTGACCAAAGAAGCCTAGGCTCTGGCGGTGTAGCTGGTGGATTGATTAAGTCATCTCATGAAAAGGCGATCATTTCAGATGATTATGCCGGGCTTAGAGTTATGTCTGCAACAACACTGCCGAGCTATACGATAGCTGCCGGTGCTGATCGGGCAGGAACTTTGTCTGCAAACCCTGATGTTACCTATGTGACAGCCAAGGATACAATGACACAGGTTCTTGCTGTTACAGCGTTTCAGGCTAATCTTGTTGTTCAGGCTGGTGAAACCATCCGAATAACTGGCGTTAATAGACTTAATTTGTCTACCAGGAAAGAGGTGTTGGACGATACCGGCGCAGCAGTTGTTTGGACTGGTACCGTAGCTGAAGATGTCACATTGGGCGCCTCTGGAGAGGGAAATATTATAGTAACCGGGCCGGCTATCTTTGAGGCCACCGGCGCCTACAATACATCCAGTAGGGCCGCTATATCTGGTGATGTAGTAACTCTGTTAGGTACTGCCGCTGACATTATCCAGCCAAATCTTTTCTGGCATCGTCAGGCATTTGGTATTGGGTCAGTTCCTATTGAAAAGCTATTCAGTACGGACACGCTAGCGACAACAGAAGACGGCTTACAAATAAGGGTATCAAAAGGCGCGAGCATTCGAGAGAACAAGCAGATAGTCCGCTTTGATCTTCGACCTGCTTTTGCCGCATTGAATCCATTCTTTGCGGGGCAGGGTTTTGGAGTGTGATATAACGGGGTCTTCGGACCCCATTTTCTAGGTGATTTATGATTACATGGTTAAAACCCAACGGATTACAGATAGAAACAAACGATAGGAAAGAAACGATAGAGGCCGCCGAACGGTTTGGATGGAAGCGGATGAACCATGCGAAAAAAGGCTCTGGTATTCCAGGGACCGAACAATGTCATCGCACGGCTATTTTAGGAAAGGACTCTAAAGAGGAAATCTATCAATATGTTGTGGCTGTATGTGGCGAGCATATTGATTTAAGAGGCTCAATAGCCACCATACAAAAGAAAGCGATTAAGGCGTTGACTAATGGAGACAGCTGATACGGTTATAAAAAGTGCCTTACAAGAAATATTGGTTCAGGCGGTTGAATCTCCTTTGCAGCCTTCGGAATATCAAGACGGCATCTTATATCTAAATCGAATGATGAATGCCCTGGCGGTTAAGGGCATCAATGTCGGGTATACGCAAATCTCTACTTTAGGGGACGATATTACTGTGCCCGATGGTGCCTTGGATGCGATTGTCGCTAACTTAGCGGTACGCTTGTTTCCACAATTTTCTGCTCCTGGCACTCCCATTAATCCGTTGCTGATTCAAGCAGCTAACGACGGCATGGGCGTATTGCGTCATCTTGCTATTACGATGCCTGTGGCACTCTTTCCTGATACGCTACCCATAGGATCTGGCAATGAAGACGATGTGTTGACGGAGAAATTCTACAGTGCAAGCGAAGAAGAGTTGCTGGGAGAACAAGGCGGGTACATCAGTATCGAATCAGAAACACCAATACCTTGAGGATAAACCATGACAAACAATAGAGCGATTGGTGTTAGAAAAAGTAATTTAGGAAAAGTCACGTCAGTGCCAGATAATGCCACGCTTGATTTTGTGCACAACAATACCAATCAAAGCATTGAATACTCTAATTTCCTATCGAATTTAGGGGTAAGCGGTAGCATTATTCAAACCGGGAAATCAACCGGAACACCGATTCTAAATAAAGCGGGGACCGTTAATAAGATACGTAATCTCACCGCTGGAACCGGGATTAGTTTAACCTTAGATGCGTTCAATAGTGTTGAGATATCCAGCACGGTTCAATCGTCCAGCACAACCACCGTTAACAGTGTGGCGGACTTACCCACTGCGGTAGCGGGTGTTATTACTTTAGCGGCCAACACGACTTATATTATCGGTTCGTCCTTTACTACAGCCGATCGGTTTGCGGTCAGTGATGGCACATCGATAGTGGGCGCAA